AGTTATAATGTCTAAGAAAAGAGAGGACGGAGTCTGGGTCATAGTTTGTGATTTTGTAGATGACGAGACAGACAAGCCGTGTGATCTGGGATACGACGGCGACCCCGCTATGTTTGTAGACCCAGATGGAGGCAATAATCCTGAGATGCATTTTCAATGCGGAAAACATCACGGGATTGTTAAGCAGTCTGAGAAAAAAGAATTCCAACTACCTGAAGGTGTAACTCCAATAGAGCCTAAGGGACAACACACTGCCAAAGACATTGGCGTTACCTTAGACGGGTTTAAGCCTGACGCAGGTGGTCGGGTATGGGACGGGGAGGAGAAGCCAAATGACTGAAGAGACTAAGACGCTACGGACTGGCAATTATGTAATTGAACTGTCTGATGGGCCGAGTGTCGTTAGTAAGGTTCACCCAGAAAGTGGACACAAGGATTGGGTTTGTACCTGTCCTGACCCTGACTCAGCAATGATTGTAGTTGAGGGCCTGATATTGGTAGAGAACAAAAGATTCTACTATCCGGGTTCCAAACCTACGATGAAGTTCGATGAGAAGCAAGCTGAGAAGACCCATCCTAATTTCCTAAACCGAAAGAGTGATTAATGAAGATCGGAGAAGCATTACTAGAGAGAGATCATCTCAGTAGTAGACTGGACGCTCTACAAGCGCGTCTAAGCGACGATCTCCAGCACGGTCGACCTGTGACGCACATCGTCGACGAAATCGACCAGGCGTCCAATAGAGTTCTTGCATTACAGGATTCTATCGACTGGACAATGCAGCACTTGTTAGTAGAGAATAGCTCTTTAGGTTCGTACCTGAACAAGTCGGATCACTATCAAAGAGTGGCTGACTTACTAGAAAACGTCTCCTCTCCTGATTTGAGGGAGAGAATAGACGAACTTCATGAAGCCAAAAAATCAACCAATGTGTTGGTTCAAACAATATATTGGGCTTATGATTTACAGATACCTGGACAAGAGATATCTACAGAGCCCGAGGAGGAAAACTAATGGGAGGATTCTTCATTCGACCCAAGTCCAGCACTCGCGATGCTGAAGGCGGACGAGATAGTGTAGAACCCATTGGCGTGGTACAGGCGCAAGCAGACGAGTTTATGGAGACTACGGGACATACTCCCGAAAATGTAAACTCTGGTGCTATCCACCGCAGAGGCGGTGGTCGACGACCTGGACCCGGCAATCTACCAGGAGTTAAGTAATTATGGATCATAGAATTGTACAGTGTTTCGGAACCAAGCGTAGACCTCATAAGGAAGATAAGTCTTGTCGCCGCAGATTTCTTTGGACATCTAGGGCGTCAGGAAATAACTTTGGCAGAAAAGGGACTCAAGCGTGCCCTCATTGTGGCACCATGCCTGACTTCGCGCATCCTTTCAACCAGTACTTAATTGGGCAACTAAGTGAGACAGAAGCAAAGGCAGCGATGCCTGAGTATATTGACTTACTAGAAAAAGCGCAAGGTAAAAAATAGTTCTTGACTTTTGTCGATTTCTGTCTTATTATCACAGGGATCGAAGCGAAGGGATAAGAAAAGTTATAGGGATAGGATAGGTGTTGTTCTTTAGTATAGTTATCGTATAGCAGTCAGCCAATTAGGAGCTAGTTTTAGATGAAAGAATACCTCGATTTACTTTCCTTTGTAAAGGACTATGGTACAGATAAAGACGACCGTACCGGCACCGGAACACGAAGTCATTTTGGCTATCAGATGAGATTTGACCTTGCAAAAGGTTTCCCTCTGGTAACCACAAAGAAAGTTCATTTCAAGTCTGTAGTACACGAACTCCTTTGGATGATCAGCGGTGACACGAACATCAAGTACCTCAAAGACAACGGTGTTAGAATCTGGGACGAGTGGGCAGATGAGAAGGGTGATCTAGGCCCTGTTTATGGTTCTCAATGGCGCAGCTGGCCCATGCCTTGGGACAAGCGCTCAGGCGAACCTGCTTACGTTGACCAACTTGCAAATGTGATCTCCCAAATTAAGGCTAACCCTGATTCCCGACGACACATTGTTTCTGCATGGAATCCTGGACAAGTTGAGGGTATGGCGCTCCCACCCTGCCATATGATGTTCCAATTTCACGTAGTGAATGGGACATTGAGTTGTCAGATGTACCAGCGAAGCGCAGATGTATTCCTTGGTGTACCATTTAACATTGCGAGCTACGCTTTGTTGACCATGATGATTGCTCAGGTCTGCGACCTGGCAATCGGGGATTTTGTACACACCTTTGGTGACGTACATATCTACAACAACCATTTTGATCAGGTCGACGAACAACTCGTACGGGAACCTAAGCCTCTCCCTAGAGTAGCGCTGAATCCTGATGTTAAAGAGATTGATGAATTCAAGTACGAGGACATCCTCCTGCTGAATTACAAGCATCACCCACCTATCAAAGCGGAGGTCTCGGTATGATTCTCTCAATGATTGTAGCGTATGCTAAGAATGAAGAAGGTGACCAAGTTATTGGTAAAGACAACGCTCTGCCCTGGAATATCAAGGAAGATATGGTCTGGTTCCGGGAACAAACTATGGACGGTGCAATCGTCATGGGGCGCAAGACTTTTGAATCTATTGGACGCGTACTCCCTAAGAGACTCAATATCATTGTCACAAATGATCCTGAGTACAAAGTTGAAGGTGCTTATGTGTTTACCGACCTAGACGCTGCTCTTAGTTTTGCGTGCGCCAGTGGACATGAAGTGTTTATCATCGGCGGCGAGAGTCTCTATACTCAGTGTTTGGACAGGGTTGATCGTCTCTATGTAACTTTCATTAAGAATAAGACGTATGAAGGTGACGCGTTCTTTCCTAAGTGGAATCGTCAAGACTTTAAGCCTATCCAGAAAGAGAAGTCCGAAGATGAGGTCAACGGTACTATTAACTACACTATTTTTCAGAGAACTAAGTTTACAAATAAACAGGTTGACCCCATGCCTAATTCCACGTATAATATAACTAGTGAGGGAGGTTAGTGTCCTCTTTTAGAGCTATCGTAAATGTGGATGCAGACGGAGACGTTACCTGCTTTTGTCCCTATGAGAATTACCTCAAAGGAAAGTGTGAGTGTAGGGTCAAGTTTGATTGCCCGGAAGCAATGATCGAGATAACAGTGCTTCCTAAATCCCGACCGTCTGAGCAGGTGGAACTCGGGATCAAGAAGATCGCGCGCGAACTAAAGAAGTCCGAGCGCACTGTAAAGAAAGCTAACGACCGGATCAAGCAGGGTCTTAGCCAATTAGAAAAAGCCACTAAAGGTACCCGTTGGAGGATTTAAAATGGCAGAAGGTCGGCCCAAGATATTTGTTATCGGGCACGGTAGACATGGTAAGGATACCGTAGGAGAAATCATCCAGGAGATTTGTGGACTTACGTTCGAATCCTCCTCTATGTTCTGTGCGGAACATGTCGTGACTCCGTGGTTAGAGAAGTTGGGTATCACCTATGACTCTCTGGACGAGTGTTATGAAGATCGGGTTAACCACCGGATGGAATGGTACGACGCTATCAGAGACTTCAACAAGGAAGACGAATCAAAGCTTTCTGCCGCCATTTTTAATAAGTATGATATGTATGTGGGTATCCGAAGCCGTGTTGAGTTTCTAGCAGCGCGCCACCTATCTGATCTTAGTATCTGGGTAGAGGCTTCGACAAGAGTACCGCAGGTAGATCCTACCTGTAAAATCCTTCCTACTGATTGTGACATTATCATCGATAATAACGGTACGGAGGAAGAGCTTCGCGAGAAGATGGTCCGACTTTTGAATTTGATTGTCGCACCAAAATAATCTAGAGCAACGGTTCTTTGGACGGGTTTTTTGTCAACGTTGAAAACTCCTTGGAGGAACTAGGATGGCAACCGAACGGAGAGAAAGTACAGACACGGACGGAAGAGGTCTAGGACACTCTTTCGCAGCCGATAATGTAGAGCGGGGTACCCCTGAAGGTAACCAGTTCATTAAGCGACGTCCTACTTACCCTATTGGGGATAATCCTCGTGGGCGTGAGATCAGATGGAACGAGCAGGAAGCTCCAGATCAGAAGGGAGATATCTTTCGAGCTTACAAAGGACTTGTTCCTATTGAGGGTCAGGATCCTTTCGCACCGAAGCGTGTGATTAGAGTAGGAAGTACTAAAGAACTCCGACCCGCGTCTCCTTCTCGTTCCACGGACACAGCGGCTAACTTGGCTGCCCAGGAAGCTCAGCGATCCCAGCTGAGGAGTACAGACTTCGGGGCATTGTTTCCTTCAGCTACAATCACTGTACCTGCCCCGGGTGCTTCTGTTTCCCGAGGAACCACCATTCCGATCAACGTTACCGGTACACATATTGTCTCTGTGATGTCCGCCACACTGTTTGTAGACGGACAACCAGTAGATAGAATTGCGTTGGATAGAAGCGCGCAGCAGAGTACACCTACTGCAGAGTTTACTTTTAGATACCGCATCCCAGCTGACAGAGCTTTGGGAACTATGACCATCGAGGCCCGAGTTTATAGTATCGAAGTGGCTGCGCAGGGTGTGATCCTCGACGACGCCATCAATGAGTTTGATACCCAGTTCCGCGGAGGTGTTAGTACTTTGGATGGTAGACTCGGACAGGCCGGATCTACATCACAGACCAGCCCCAAGCTGGACCAGGACCCCTCCATGTATTTGCGAACTCCCGAAGGAGTTTCTTCCATTACAGTTAACGTTATTTAAGGAGCATTTGTGCCTAAGAAAAAGAACACCCCTAAGACCACTGTGAACGTGGAAGCAATTAAGCGAGATGCAAAGAAGGTCGGCGCGGAGATCCGCAAAGCCAATCCAGAGTTATATGGAGGGGAAGTGGTCGCAGGTACTTCGAGACGCCAGTCTCCTCTTGAGCAGGAGATGGGTTCTTCTAAGTACAAGGACATGATTCATAGTCACAACGATAAGAACAAGCACATTCTAGACAGATTACCCTTCACCTTTCCTAAGAAGAGTGTAGTACGTTCTCACCGCAGAGACATCCTAATAGAGTGTGCAGAATGTGGGTATGAGAGCTATGGCTCAGAACATACCTACATGAAGGTGTGCGGTGGGTGCAATAAGTCTACGAAGGTCATTAACCCCGAAGCAGAAAAAAGAGGGGAAGACAGGGACTTCAGTCCCGGAATTTTCGCAACCGCTTCTGATATACTTGAGATGCGTGAGAAGCGCCGCTTAGCAGAGGAAGCCAAGAAAAAAGACCAATAGCCTTGCATATTTCCGAAATTCCTGTTATAATTGTCTTGAGCAACGGGAGATTTAAATGAGTAATAAGAAGAGATGGCACTCTTGGGTAATTAAGAGGAACAGATACGAGAACGTTATCGGGCACATACGAGACAATGTCCCTGAAATCGACAAGTATTTTTATCCTCTCATCAAGAAAGAGTACCAAACAAAGAGAGGTATCAGAGTTAAGGATAGACCCCTATACGAGGGATATCTTTTTGTCAGATACGATAACCATGATGAGGTGTTTCACAAGATGAGTCAGTACGCCTTTGTAACTACTTACGCCGGCACGGTCGAGGACCACGAGATCACTAGAATGGAGGAAGCCCAGGGCAAACTCCTGACAGAGATCAAGACCAGCAGATTTTCCATCGGAGAAACTGTAGTGCTTCTGGACGGACCTTTTAAAGGTTTTGACGGAACAGTAGTCACGCTCCACAGAGGAGTGGTTACGGTGAAAGTGGACGCACAGCTACTAGGTAAAGCGGTCGAGATCGCTTTTAAAGAGGATTCCCTAGAGCGTAAAAGTGCGTTACAAAACACGGAAGTACAGGACATCTAAAATGGTACAAGGAAGAAAACCCGGAAGAAAACCCGGGTATAAGCACGATAAAGAGACTAAAGACAAAATGCGGAAGTCCCATACGGGACATTCTCAGGACGAAGATACCAAAAATAAGATAAGCCAATCTCTGAAAGGACGAAAGGCGTCTGAAGCAACGCGCGAAGCAATGGCACAAAGCCACTATGATCTAGAGCGTAAGTGCTTACACCGCTTCTTAGAGATGCGTTCTGAGTACCCAGGTCAAGAAGAATTCTTTGATTCTAATCGCACGGCTCTACTTATAGCTATGCGAGATCTAAAGTCCGAGACGGAACTACGTGATATTCGTAGGTATATCGAGACACTTACTATCGAGGAAATTCCACAAGCTTACTTAGAGTACCAATATGATTCTAGTTCCGTCTATGCGCACGAGGCTGCCATGGTGGATCTTATAGACGCTGCAACCTTTCTGAGGAAAGCGTTACGTACCAAAGACGAAAACACTCTACTCCATTGATTTAACTAAGTAAACACATGCTTTAATTAACCTATCACCTATATAGTGAGGGGTGAACTGTCTACAGTTCTCCTCCTCTCTTTGTTTGTTCGGGGGGACGAATGACCGATAAGCCAAAGGTAAATGAGAAAGAATTAAACGATGCCGCAGCGAAAGACCCGGCTAGTAAGAGGCACAATAATGCCAATAGCCGCAAGAACTTAAAGCAGTACCAAGAGCCTGTCGTCCCAGAGATCCTAGATGAGGATATGGAGGAGGACGCGCAAGCACAAGAGATTACTGTGGGCCGTAAATTAAGCCCAGAGTTAATCAAAAAGCTGATGCCTCAGCGGGGAGTATTCACTGCTGCCGAGAAGAAACGATTCACTGGAATCGTAGTTCAGTTTCTGGCAGACTTTAAGAACGAGGAACCCACAGCCAACGATGTGGACGACATCTTTGAAATTGCCAAAAGTGATGTTATGGAAATGAGATTGCTTCAGGCTACAAAGAATGATCCACAGGGGCACATTGCGGTTTCACAATCGCTTGAAAAGATTTACAAAAGAAAGCAGTCAGCAAAGGAAAATCTAGCCAGTCGTAGAGTAGATCGTAAAGATTCCAGGTCAGACTTGGATGTTACCATCGTTGATCTTGTTGTAATACACGACCGGACGGAGAAGAGCATACAGAAAGCAAGAATCGATGCCCTTTTAGCCGAAGTAGATGAGACATCTGAGAAACTTAAAAAGGTCCTGGAAGACGACGGGTACTAATGCAAACAGATGATCCCGAGTTCACAGCAGCTGCTGCAGATCTCATAAAGTTCTATCGAAAATATCCTGAACTAGCCGCAGAAGACTTATTGAATATTAAATTATCTAGTATTCAGAAAGTAGTCTTGCGGTCTATGTGGTTTAAGAACTACGTCATGGCGATCATGTGTCGTGGTGCAGGTAAGACGTTCCTTCAAGCAGTACTAGCTGTTTTAAAAGCCATGCTTTACCCAGGACATCGTGTAGGACTCATCGCTCCCACCTTTCGTCAGTCAAAACTTATCTTCGACGAATGCTCTCGCCTATATCAAAGATCTCCTATTCTGAGAGATGCTTGCGAGAAAAGACCCACCCAACAGTCAGATAACTGTTATATACGGTTTAAGTCAGTAGCTGGTCAGCCTGGTTCACTGGTTCAAGCTATCCCACTTGGTGATGGTACCAAGATTCGTGGTTCACGATTCTTTACTATTCTCCTCGACGAGTTCCCACATATTCCCCCTGAGATTTTTAACCTAGTTATTAGGCCCATGGCTGCGACAGTGGCCGATCCGATGGAGAATGTAGACAGACTTGAGCGCCGCCAGATTCTTTTAGATAAGGGTTTAATTACCCAGGAAGAATTGGATGACGAGGGTAGTTCTAACCAGATCATAATCACGTCGTCCGGCTATTTTACGTTTAACCACATGTACGATCTCTATAAGATCTACCGCGAAGAGATGCTTAGGGGTAACGAAAAGTTTGCCGTGTTCCGAGTACCCTACACGCTTCTACCTGTTGGTTTCCTCGACAAAGATAACGTGGAATCTGCAAAAAGAGAAATGTCTAGCCTCGAATTTAGGATGGAGTACGAGGCCGCTTTCATTCCAGACACAGATGCTTTCTATAAGGCTTCCCTTCTAGAGGCCTGCAGTAAGACTAGTTTCTCAACACAGGTTGCGGGAGACCCAGGAAAATCTTATTGTTTAGGTATAGATCCTGCGAGAAGTGAAGACTCTTTCGCTCTTGCCGTTGTTGAGATAGGTCATCCAGCGAAGGTGGTCCATGCTCTGGAGATCCAGAAGCAACCCTTTCCTAAGATGGCCCAGACTATTGAGGATCTTTGTTCTGCGTTTAACGTTACCCACATCTACATGGATGCACAGGGTGGCGGTATGGCAATCGCTGACATCCTGGCAGAGAACCCCACCAATCACGCAGCTGGACCCCTTTTAGATCCAGAAGATGAAGTAGCACAGTTAAAGTCAGGTCGTAAGATTTTGAAGCTGTGTAATTTTAGTAGTGACTTCATTTCCGAATCTAATTTTTCAGCTTTGAGATTACTAGAGCACCGAGAACTTCTATTTCCCACACTGCCCCAGAATAAAGAAATCGACTCAAGGGCCGAGGAATCATGGCAGACGATTCGAGATATGAAGAATCAGATGCAATCCATCGAGCTGACTGAGACTCCTACAGGTAAGCATCACTTTGATGTTCCTAAGGGAGGAGGTCACGGTAAGCAGAAAAAGGATCTTTACACCGCTTTCATGTTATCCGCTCGTTGTATTTATGATCTACTCTGGACGGAGGGTATTCCGGAAGACATCATGCACCACGGAGGGGTGGTGCGTAACAGGCAACGTGACCCTGATGGTAAGGCAGTAGAAGACGCTTATGGCGGAACCATCCCGCAAGCGATTATGGATAAGATGGAAATCGCTCAGGACCCTGAGGGATTTAAACGACGTATGATAGATAACATGGGGAATAGCCGAAAGGTTCGTACTAGTGCTTCTGCAGTTTTACGGCCCAAGATTAAAAAGAAGGGGAAATAAATGGCCAAGGACGTTAAGGACAAACTGAATGAGAATTTAAAGAATGCAGAAGTCCTCTCTTACAAGGAGACTTCTCCTGGGCAGCACTCTATGGAAATTGCTGTAGGTCCTAAGGGACTTCCTGCAAAAGAGTTAGCGTTTCTAACAGGAGAGGACGGTGAACCTAGCCCTATGAAGTTCTGGGAGGGTGGTCGTAACGTTTCCCGAGACTGGCTCCGAAGAGTAGATCTTGATCTACTTATTGGTAAGCCGCAAGTAACACAAGCAAGACCTGAGCAGCTTTACGATACAGCCATTAACATGTATCATTCTCAGGGTCAGATCGGTACTATTATCGACACTCTGACAAACTTTGCTGCCAAGGGGTTCAAGAATGATATCGATGACCCCGACATTAAGTTGTTTTATGATACCTGGACCCGAGAGATTGGGTTCCACGAGACCGTAGAAAAGATCTTTTTTGACTTCTTTAGAGTAGGGCTAGTACGCACCTTAAAGATTTCAGGTAAGTTCGACCCTAAGCTAAAGCCAGAAGACTTCGACAGGAGTATCAAGAACACAGCTAAAGCCAAGATGTTCTCTACAACCTCTGAGATGCAGGAACTACAAGCACATCGAGAGTGGGCTGCCGCAAAGAAGCTATGGTCGAAGTCGTTTATACCCCTAAAATATACAATTCTAGATCCCAGACTAGTAGTCATCGAAGGACCTCTACTTTTTGATCAGACGGAAACACTACTTAAGCCCGAAGCTTTTAAAGAGCTACGTAAAATGCTTAAAAATACTTCCAAGCTGAGCAAAGAACAGAGGTCTTTTATTAACAGCATACCAAAAGAGCTTAAGGATCAGGTAGCTAAGAACAAGCCTGTTAAATTACCTCCGGAGTTGGTAGGTAAGTGCGACTATCGTCGCCAAGATTATGAGCGGTACCCCAAGCCCAAGCTTGCTAGAGCTTTGGATGATATCCGCTACAAGGAAGAACTTAAGAAGGCAGACTATTCTACACTAGATGGTATCACCAACTATATTCTTAAGGTCACCATTGGTAATGACGAACACCCTGTCACTAACCAGTCCCAACTAGAAGCAATTGCTAGCTTGTTCGATACTTCCAGCAAGAGCTTCGACATCGTTTGGAACCACACCCTAGATATCGAAAAGATCACCTTTCCTGAGATTGATAACATTCTTGGTCAGGGTAAGTTCAAGCAGGTTAACGATGACCTTAGCACGGCGATGGGTGTTACTCGTGCGCTTTTAGATGGAGAAGTGACCGGTAATGCTAAAGCGATCGAGATGGCAAGTAAAGCTTTTGCAGAAGAAATTAATTATGCTCGGCGCTGTGTAACGCGCTGGATTGATCACGAGTATGAAGAAGTAGCACTAGCCATGGGCTTTTCGCGTTATCCCAAGGTTAGATTCGATGAGAATACTTTGAAGGACGAGATCATGTTGATGAGCGTTATTCAGGGTAT